GTGCTCGATACTGTCAGGATCATGCGAATGGTCTGCGTACGTCCGCTACCCTCCTGGAGTTGCGGCTTATACGTTTCGGGGCAGTTCGCTACAGCGATCAGCACGCCATCACTGTCATACAGACCAATTTCACGTATCCAGAAGCCGCCAACGTCCTCCGGGATAATTTGCTCAGCAATAATCTGGCTGGCATTAACCGGGTCAACTGCCAGCTGATTCAGTGGAGCAATACGCACCTGATTAATCAGCGCCGCTTGTGAGGGGTCAGGCATTGGCAGCTTGCCGTTCGCATCCCCCACGCCCATTTGCGTAAGGTTTAGCTTGGTGCCGAGCG